ATGCTGTGTCAGCCAAGTTGGCAGAAAAGAGCAAGGTAGCCAAGAAGGGCGAGGTCAAGATCAAGGCCCAGGCTCCCAAGTCCAAGACTGCTACAAAGAGTGTGACTCCCCGGCAAATCCTGGCTGCGGTTGCAGACGCATCACTTTGATACTCAGCTCTTGAGTACCCAGCGGCCCAAGAGGCCGCTTTTTTTATGGCCAAGATAATTACAGTATGCGCCGCAAGAGCTTAAATATCTTGACACCTGGGAAACCAGCGCATCTGTTTAATGACCATACCAAGCTATCGTTCAGTGGAACCACTGTACATTTTGACCCTACGCAATCACACACAGGCCGAACAACTGTTCAAGACCTGGGTAAGTGACCATCGTGTTGAGCATGTTCACATCTCCGGTAACCGCATGATGTTGCATGCTCAATCGGCGTTTGACAATTTCTTGATAACTTGGAATCACGGTATGTCGCTGATCACAGTGTGGGACACCTGGAATCGTCGGCACATCTATCTAGACTAGAGTGCCAAAATCCTGGTTAATTGTTGACATTGCCATCACAGGCATGTATAATTGTTATTCTAACAAAGGAAACCATCATGACACAACATGAACAAATCGTCGCCGCTTACGAGCAATACATCTCTGAAAACGAGAAGTTCACTACCAAAGGCGTCAAAGCTGCCGCTGCTCGTGCCCGCAAAGCCTTGCAGGAAATGAGCAAAGGAATCAAGGAACGCCGCAAGGAAATCACTGCTGAGAAAGAAGCACTGGCAGCAAAATGAAAACTCTGGCACACAAATTTCAATACCATGGTCGGGCTGAACATATCACAGACTGGCCTGTGGAGCTGACTCCTGAAATGAAGCAACGCCTTATTCAAGAAAAAGCCGAACGTGTGCAAGCATTCATCAAGATTAGAGATTATCCAACTCGAAACTGCCATGAAACTGACTGTCAGTGTAGTTGAGGATCCTGAAGATCCAACACAACTAATGTTGGATCTTGGTTCAGAATTGTGTAGCAGCCTGGGTTGGAAACCGGGAGACACTGTACTCTGGACTGACAACAAGGACGGAACATGGACCCTAACAAAATTACCGCCACTACCTCTATAACTGGTGCTCAAGGCAGCAATACTGCCATTGGCGCATCTAGTAACTGGAACATAACTTCAGGACCGTATACTACCAGCATTGATACCAGCAACGTTATGTGGTCCGCTACCCCCAACACTGTGTGGACCACTAACACAGCAGATTGGAGAATTGGCCCTACTCCCCAAGCAGGTACAATGGAGTTGAGAGGCGACAATGCTGACATCCTGGTCAATGGTCGCAGCCTGATGAATGCAATTGATGCGCTGGAGCAACGTCTCAACATCATGGTTCCCAACCCTGAACTGGAAGCAGAATGGGACGAACTGCGTGAATTGGGCGATCGTTATCGAGAACTAGAACGTCAGTGCAAGGAAAAAGGCGACATGTGGGCCAAACTCAAGGAAATCAAAAAGTGACACCCAAACAACGAATAAATCACATAACAAAATGGTTAAAGGCCTATGCCCGGAGTGCCAATATTTCCACTTTTGTGGTGGGCATATCTGGTGGCATTGACTCCAGTGTGGTATCAGCTTTGTGTGCTCGAACAGGACTAAAAACCATTGTGGTTCAGATGCCTATTCGACAAAACAAGAAATTAGACAATCGCAGTTCAATGCAGGCAACTTGGCTGCTGGAACGTTATCCCAGCACAGTCACGCACATGAGCATGGATTTGACCCCAGTGTTCTCTGCGTTTGAAAAGAAGGTAGATCCTTACTGCGAGATCAATGATGATACCTACAATACTTACAAGTTGGCCAGTGCCAACAGTCGTAGCCGACTGCGCATGATGACACTGTATCAGATTGCACAGTGTCACGGTGGTTTGGTTGTGGGAACAGGCAACCGAGTAGAAGACTTTGGGGTAGGGTTCTTTACCAAATACGGAGACGGTGGTGTGGATATCAGCCCCATTGGTGATTGCCTCAAGACTGAAGTCTGGGACATGGGCCGTGAGCTGGGCCTTGCTCAAGAGATCATTGATGCACCGCCCACTGATGGGTTGTGGGACGATGGCCGCACTGACGAAGATCAATTGGGTATGAGCTACCCTGAGTTAGAACGTGCGATGGCCAACGATCGAATCGATCGAGAGTGCGTGTACCAGACACTAGAGATCCCAATGGCTCGAGATGAAAAGGCTCAACTTAAACAATATCGTAGCATTCGTCGTCGCAATCTGCACAAAATGACACCTATTCCGGTGTGTGTTTTTCGCAACACCTAGGTTGATCAACAATCAAATTTCGTGTACAATACAATTGTGTTCAACAATACGGTGTATTATGCTCAAAACACAATGTTATTTTGCCACTAGGCTAAGTAAAAGTGCTGGTAAAACTGCCGGCAATTTCAACAAGTTGGCCACGCCAGCTTTGTCTATTAGAGATCCTCGGCAGATCTCTTCGTTGACAACTAGAATTGGATAGTGTTTCACTGTCCCAGACGAGTATGCCAAAGAGGCCCGAGGTCTTTCTGCTATCCTTACTCACCTTTGTCAACGGCGCTACCATAGGCGCAGCCGTGTGATCTTGCGTCACCTTGAAAGGAGAAAAATTATGGAACGAGTTATCAAACTCATGCTGTGTGTAATGGGACTACTGTTACTGATTACTTTGGTACAGGCAGTTACACAACACAAATTCTTAAAACTCACAGACTTTGTGGGAGAGCGACCCACAGTCACCGCGGCAGAACGCCAACGGCAACTAGACTGTTTGGCCATCAATATCTATCGCGAAGCTGGACATGAACCATTTGAAGGCAAAGTGGGTGTGGCACAGGTCACACTGAATCGTGCCGCACACCCAGACTTCCCCAAAGACATCTGTGCTGTGGTGTATCAAAAGAACAAGGTCATGGAACGAGTGGTGTGCCAGTTCTCATGGTATTGTGACAGTGCTCACCGGGCTCGAGCTATCAACCGGCCAGCCTACAACGAAAGCATGGAAGTGGCCAAAAAGGTCCTGCTGGAGGGATTTAGACTGCCCAGTTTGGAACCAGCTTTATACTACCATGCCGACTATGTGAACCCGCAATGGCGCCTGGATCGCGTTGCCAAGATTGGTACACACATTTTCTACAAACCACGTGATCGGAATATCTAACATGAACTACAATCAATTTGACATTGAAACATTCAAGCAACGCTCGCAAGAGATCTTCAGCAAAGTCAGCACCGAAACAGTGGGCTGGTTAGCTGTGGTAGTGATGCATGCTGCCACCATTCCCAGTTTGCTGGCTGTGATGAACGGACTCACAGACGTAATGCTGCCAGTAGACATTGTGCTGTTGGTATGGACTGCATTAGTACTGTTGTTTGTAAAGGCCGCTATCCAGCGTGATCTCCTGAATCTGATCACTATTGGCCTGGGCTTTTGTGTGCAAGCAGTACTGATGGCCTTGATCTTTTTCAAGTAAAAAGTACTATATTGACCATTTATTCTGATTGTGCTATAATATACACATGTTTAAAATAAACAAATCACATGTATCTTTGCGGCAAGGACAACCGGACTTTACGTTCAGCCCCGATGGCATTACACTTGTGCACAGGGCTAGCATTGAGATCTCACAGGATTGCCCTTATGAATATAAACTGATCTTGGCAAAATGTTTGGACCAAGGTTGGCTACGGACTGTTGCCCACATGCGCGAAACTGAATACACCATGGAGTTACTACGCAAATGATTCGACATACGTTGGGCATTGTAATCTTGTTGTTTTTAATTTTTGGTCCTTATGTGTTGCTTGACAAGCCATTCATGGTAAAGTATAATTGTGACATGGCCAGTTTCCATCCCGACATTCCCATTGCGGTCAAAGAAGAATGCAGAAAGGTATCTCGATGAGCATGCATCTACATCATCCCAGTCTCAGCTTGAATGGTAAAAAGAAAGGCCGGGTCAAGTTTCGCAACGCCGCTGAAGCCGCCCGTGCCCGCGAACTTGATGCTAGTTGGAAAGAACTGTTGAAGTCGCAGGGCATTGAGGCCGAAGAAAAACGTCGCCGTCGTGCCATGGTTGCAGAGCCTTTGACATACCAACTCAGCGCACCTGCGGGCCGTGAGACACGGCACATTGCCAGCCGTGACACAGGACATTCTGGTGCTGTGCGTACCAAGGACATTCCGCAGTACACAGGCACAAAAATTCTGGGCATTGGTACCATGCACAAGAGCAATGCTGTGCCAGTGTTCAGTGATGAAGAAGCTCACGATATTGCAACCATGCGTCGTGGGTGATCAACGCAGTATACACAACAAAGGAAATATCATGACTCTTGACGACACTGTGGCAACTTGGAATCAATCGGAAATTGTGCGATTGTTGAAAAATGCACCCGGTACTCAGTATCAAGAAGCCGACGATGCCAACAAAGCTATCATTCGTGACTGGGTTCGAAGCCTGCTACAAACAGGTGCAGTATCTGTGACTTTTGTCAAAGCAGATGGCACAGAACGGCAGATGCTGTGCACACTGAAGCCCGAACAACTGCCACCGCCGCCTGTGGCAACTGGTCCAATAGACGGCATTGTACGCGAAAGCAAAAAGCCTCGCAAAGAGCCTGATCCACACAGCCTGCGAGTGTTTGATCTTGAAAAATCTGAGTGGCGAAGTTTTCGTTTTGATCGCCTAAAAAAGGTCACCGCTGAGCTGAATTTTGGCTAAGTAGTTGCTTATGGCAAAAGAAGACATTATCAACATGGAAGGGCGAGTAGAAGAAGTTTTGCCTGCTGCCATGTTCCGCATCAAATTAGACAATTTACCAAACTTGGTTATAGCTCATTTATCAGGGCGTATGCGCAAGAACAACATCAAAGTATTGCTTGGAGACAGAGTTGAACTAGAGTTCAGTCCATACGATCTCTCCAAGGGACGTATTACTCGTCGCAAATAAATACAACATGGACACAGCCACATCAATACATGATTTTATCCACATAGTGGAAGCCAGCACTCGCCCGGCCAAGTTGGAAACAACCCCACTGCCCTACGGAGAACGAGACCTCGAGCCGGTGTTGAGTAAAGAAAGTTTAGAGTATCATTACGAACATTTGGCCAAGGGCTATGCAAAGCGTTACAATTCTGGAGAAGGCAATGCGGATTTTAATCGTGCTGGCAGTTTTTTACACAATAAGTTCTTCCCTCAGCTTAGGGCTCCTAAAGGCGCCAACCGCCCCCGTGGTGCAGTACTCGCGTTGATCGAACAACACTTTAAAACCTACGAGGATTTTCAAGAACAGTTCAAACTGGCTGCAATGAAAATTCAAGGTTCAGGTTGGGTGTATCTCAGCACCGGTGGCGAGATCAAAACCATTGCCAATCATGCTGTGCGCACTGACATCTGTGTGTTAGTAGATTGGTGGGAACATGTTTGGGCCACCGATTATCAGTGGGACAAAGAAAAGTATCTCAACAATATCTGGAAGATCATTGATTGGGATGTTTGCAACGAAAGATTATGATTACACTACAACCTGGCGCAGTGACAAAACTGCAAGAACTTTTTGCTGAAGAAAACAATCCTAACACAGTGCTTCGTGTGTTTGTACAAGGTGGAGGTTGTTCAGGATTTAGTTATGGATTCACATTTGATGAGACTGTGGGCGAAGACGATTTTCGTGTAGAATCTGAAGTGCCAGTTGTGGTAGACAGCATGAGTATGCAATACCTACAAGGTGCCGAAATTGACTACAAAGAAGATCTTATGGGTGCCAGTTTTGTGATCAACAACCCTCAAGCCACTACCACCTGTGGCTGTGGATCCAGTTTCAGCGTTTAACTAAAAGGTCTGCTGTTGACGCCAACGGTGTCGGAGACTATGCCAAACACCGGCGGAACACCCCCAAGTGCAGGTTTCCAAACACCACCGTCTTTGATCCAGGTTGTTCTGACAGTCTGCCAGGTTCCTGCGTTGTTGATGTAGGTTTGTTGAATAGGCTCAAATTGGCCGCCGTTGTATACACTGGTTCCTGTGGTCTCAATCACTATAGCAGCGTATCCGGCTGTGGCCGACTGCAATGCAGACGCTCCTTGTGCTATGCCACTTGTGTAGTACTGATTTCCAAGCCCACCGGGGTCGACTCCAGACGGATTTTGGGCAGGCGCACGGCCAAACCCAAACGATCCTGCCTGTGCTCCAGAATCACCGTCTCCAATTGGGCCGCCGTTGCCTCCAGCCCAACCACCACCTCCTCCGCCTCCGCCTCCGCCGTCGCCGGGGTGATCTTGACCATCTTGACCTGGGAAAACCTCAGGATTGGCTTGTCCTCTAGTACCGGGGGCTGATTGTCCGGCGCTGAATCGACCGCCACCGCCACCACCACCGCCACCACCGGCAACAGACATTATGACATTGTTGAGTATGATTCCTGTTGCGCCACCGCCACCGCCACCGCCACCTGAGAAGCCACTAGGACCTGGGTTACCTCCGCGGCCCCCGGACAATGTAGCACCACCTGTTATAGTCACAGCTATGCTGCCAGGGCCGCCTGTGTTGACTCCTCTTACTCGTACACTACGGAAACCTGCTGAAATGTTTACTGTGGCCTGATATGACCTAGTAAAATTTTCACGAGAGTTTCCACTGAGAGAAATAACTGTTGTGCCGTCTACTGCAACGTCTCCGTAGTTGTCAACACTGAAAGTAAAAGTATAAAGTCCTGTTGTGGGAAATTCGACAATGTAGGTACGTTCAAAATTGACAAATCCAGCAGTCCCAGATTCCCAGATTCCGTATGTATTTAAAAATGATCCCCAGTTAGGATCAAAATAAACCGCCACAGGGGGAAATGCAACAGCAGTACGAGTGTCAAATGTCAACAAGGATGAAGACAAACTTGCTCCCGCTGAGCCGCCACCTACACCTTGAGCACCGCTTAACCCGTTGCCGCCAGGACCTCCTACTGCAACATCTATCACATCGCCATCTACCACAGTAAAACTATTGAAAGCATATCCGCCACCGGTGCCGTTGCCGCCACCAAATGCATCGCCGCCGCCAAACCCGCCGCCGCCACCCCAGAGATGAGCATAAATGGTTCCAGGAGGACCCGACCAGGTCAGTCGCTGAATTCCGTTGGTAAAACCTAAAAATCTTGTGCTTATTGCCATGTTTTAAACTTGATACCAGATGTCGCCGTCGTTGCCACCAATAGGAGAATCAGTTGAAATAGTTCTAATTCCAAACCCATTGGAATTTGATGCAATGCTGATGGTTCTAGAAGTTGTTAAATTGCCACCTCCAGTAAGCCCATCACCAGCAGTTATAACCACCGACTCAGCTGCGGCACCAAGTTGTGTTCTTGCATCTGCTGCGGTACCGCCACCTGTGCCCCCTGAAGCTACAGGCAGAGGGGCTATGCCAGTGATTGTTCCGCCAGTGATTACAACTGAACTGTTGCTTTGCACAGACATTGATCCCAACCCAAGGTTAAATCTAGCCGAAGCTGGATCGCCGCCACCTGTGCCTCCTACACCTATGGTCAACGGGGTTATGCCGGTGATTGTTCCGCCAGATATGGCTACTGCATCAGCATTTTGCACAGAAATAGACCCCAACCCAAGGTTTGATCTAGCATTCGCTGAATTAGAGGCTCCTGTGCCGCCAGCAGCTACTGGCAACGGAGTACTCAGTGCTGATATTTCACCACCTGTAATATTGACGTTGTTGGCATTTTGAGTAGCAATAGTTCCAACATTAGCAGTTGCTCCTGATCCCAGTCCCAATGCAATTCTTGCATTAGCAGCACTGTTAGCGCCAGTGCCTCCTGCACCTATAGGCAACGGGGTAGACAGAGCCTCAATGTTACCACCAGTGATCAACACATTGCTTGAACTTTGTACAGCCATAGTTCCCAGCCCAAGGTTTAATCTAGCTGATGATGCGTCGTTGCCGCCGGTGCCACCGTTGATTACCGGCAACGGACTTATACCTGTGATGGTTCCACCAGTGATGTTGACATCACTGAGATTTTGTGTTGCCATGGACCCCAGGCCAAGGTTGGTTCTTGCGTTGAACGCACTTGACCCACCAGTTCCGCCTGCTGTCACAGGTAATGGTGCTACCAGATTATCAATTTGAACGTTGTTGATGGATCCACCTGTGATATTTACTGCGGTAGAACTTTGAGTGGCCATGCTGCCCAGTCCTAATTGACTTCTTGCTGCTCCTGCCTCAGAAGCACCTGTTCCGCCAGATTCCAGTGGCAAAGGGACTATACCAGAAATTGATCCGCCAGTGATTGCAACTGTGTTGGCATTTTGTACAGCCATAGATCCCAGCCCAAGGTTGGTTCTTGCGTCTGGGGCAGTGCCAGCACCTGTGCCGCCCGAGGTTATGGGCAGTGGATCAATACCAGTGATTGTTCCGCCAGATATGGCCACTGCATCAGCATTTTGCACAGACATTGAACCCAGCCCCAAGGAGCTTCTGGCACCTGCAGCAGTGCCAGCGCCTGTTCCGCCTGACGCAATTCCTATTGGTGCTGACAATCCTGAAATAGTGCCACCGGTTATTGCTACAGCATTAGAGGTCTGCTGTGCCATGGTTCCCAGTATGCTGTTAGGGCCTGTAACAGTGTTGACAACAAATGCGGTTGTTGCAAGTTGACTTGTATTGGTTCCTGGCAGTGCGTTAGGGGCTGTGGGCACGCCTGTAAATGCTGGATTGTTCTTTTCTAGTTGTACAAATTCAGTGGTGGCAATTTGTGTGGTATTGGTACCTGCCGCAGCAGTGGGTGCAGTAGAAACACCCAACAATACCATGTTGGTTTTCTGCGCCTGCACAAATGCTGTGGTAGCTAATTGAGTACTGTCATTTGTGGCAACAGCGGTGGGTGCTGTGGGAATTCCTGAAAATTGTGGTCCCACTGTCACAAAAGCTGTGGTAGCCAACTGCGTGGTACTGGTACCTGGAGCGGCAGTGGGCGCAGTAGGTACGCCTGCTAACGCAGGACTACTGGTAACAAAAGCTGTGGTAGCCAACTGCGTGGTACTGGTACCTGATGCAGCAGTGGGTGCTGTGGGCACGCCTGTAAATGCAGGGCTATTGGTAACAAAAGCTGTGGTAGCCAACTGCGTGGTACTGGTACCTGATGCAGCAGTGGGTGCTGTGGGCACGCCTGTAAATGCAGGGCTGACCTTGGCTGCTTCAATGTTGAGTTGGGTAGCCAACGGTGCCCATGCGTTGGCACTGTTGTAAACTGACAAAATATTGGTGTTGGAATTATACCAAAGTTGTCCCAAAATTGGTTGTACTGGAGCGGTTCCGTTGGCAAAATTTTCAAGCAAAAACACATAATTTTCGTTTTCGCTAGTACCATACCCTGACACTCCTCGTCCAACCAACGCTAAATCTGTGGCCGTGGTGTTTATAGTGCCGTCCGAAACCACGGCAACAACCTGTCCTCTGCTATTATTGATGATATAACTCATTGATCACTCCGAACTGGTGTATTTAGCGGTAGCGTATGTTTTGGTAAATACTATAACAGGACTAGATTTATGGCCATTGTACTACAACAAATCAATATAGGTAATACCGCAAATGACGGAACAGGTGATCCGTTAAGAAGTGCGTTTGACATTGTCAACGAAAACTTTGCAGTTTTAGAAATTGCTGGAGGCGTTTCAGGCGTTGCAAACGGCGTTTCAAACGTGTCTATCCCGGTAGTAGACGGACCAATTACTATGTCCAGTGGCGCTACTGCCAACGTGATAGTGGTCACTGCCACTGGCGCCACAGTCAAAGGCACACTAGTTGCCAATGTCAGTGCTACTGGAAA